AATGAAGAGGTTTTTGTTCAGAAAACATTTTTAATATAGTTTGTAAATGTTTATAATCATCATCAGATACTTTCATTTTATTTTCTTGAATACCCATATTAATTGTACCTAATAATTTCATCATATTAGTAGTTGGTACCATAACATCTTGAGCATTAGAACCAACAAGTTCTTGCTCATATATTCTTTTAAATTCTGCAAATTCATCATCACTCAAATTGTATTTACTTTTAAATTTAAGTGCTTTTTCTAAAAGCATATGAAATGGGTAGTTTTTATTACTATATTTTTCTCTAATTAGTTGAGCAAATTTTTTAGCTTTTTTAATAATTTTTTGTTGTTTTTCAAGGAATGCAGATTGAATTTTATCAGCTAATTCTTCATTATTATATTTAGATCTGAGTTTAACAAACTCATTGTTATCTTTTGCTCCTTTTCTAAAAAGTTTTTGAACTTCTTCATCAACATCATTTTTATTACTTGACGGTTTATTTCTAGAATAACTTGAATTATCCATATCTTGTATATATAAAAATAGAAAATAATTTTATAAAAATTTAAATATTTTTAAATTAATTTTTAAAGTAAAATTTAATTTTTTTATATAGTTGTTTAAAGACCTATATGTATATATATGTTATTATATGAATAATTTATGGATAAATAAATATAAACCACAAAATTTAGATGAAATTATTGGTAATAAAAATCAAATAAAAAAAATAGAGGAATGGTTAATAAATATTAATACTATGAAAACAATGTCATTAATAGTGTCTGGTAATCATGGTATAGGTAAATCTTTAACTTTAAAATATATTCTTCAAAAAAATAATTATCTTGTTAAAACTATTTTACCAAATGAAATTAAATTATATAGAAATGAAGATGATTTTAATGATTTTTTTAATTATAAAAACTCAATAATAAATAAAATTAAATTTTCTAATAATGAATTAAATAAGAAATTAGCAGTAATTTTTGATGAAACAGAATCAATAACTCTAACTAGTGAAAAAAAATTTATTAATGAACTTTTTAAGATTAATAATAAAAAAAAAGTATTTCCACTTATTTTTATTTCAAATAATCAACATAGTAAACTTTTAAATGATCTTAAAAAAAATTGTATTGAAATAAAATTCATACCACCTGCAAAATATGAATTAAAAAATCTTATTAAACAAATTATTAAAAAAGAAAATATTATAATAGAAGATGATAATATTATTAATAAATTTATTGATTTTTCTCAGAGTGATATAAGAAAGTTAATTAATATATTACAAGAATTAAATTATCATTATAATAATAAGATTATTAAAGAAAATGACTTTAATAATTATATTAAATTATCAAAACAAAAATATAATGAAGTTGGTTTATTTGAAACAACATTAGAAATAATAAATATTAAAAAATCATATAATGAAATTAATCAATTTTATGAAAATGAAAAGGTATTATTACCTCTAATGATTCATGAAAATTATCCAAAAAAAATTTTAAATAAATCAAAAAAAGATATAATTAGTTTACTTGATACTATTAATGAAATAAGTGATTCAATATCAATTGGTGATAATATTGAAACATCTATATACACAGACCAAAATTGGTTTTTACAAAAAATACATTGTTTTTTTTCTTGTGTTAATACAAATCATTTAATTAATAGTGATAAAATGAAAGATATAAAAATAACAGATATTAAGTTTAGTTCAGACTTAAATAAAACATCATTAAAAAATATTAATAAAAAAAATATTAACACTTTAATTAAACTTTTACCAAATAAATCTATTGATGAAATTTTATATATTAATAAAATTACTAATTATTTGGTAAATCAAAATAAAATAGAAGATATCATACAAATATTAAAACAATATAATAATAATTTTTCTATAAAAGATATAGAATTATGTATTAAAATTGATAAAACATTTGATTTTATTAAATTTAATTCTAAAGAAAAAAAAGAAATTAATAAAGCTATTAATTATTAAATTACTTGTTCGGTAATTTTATTAATAAATATTAATTGAATATTACCATTTGTATTTATACTATTAAAATAATATTTATTTCCACCCAAATATAATAATAATGATAATACTTTTTCTATTAATTGATCTGTAAGTAAAATACTATCTTGTGTTAATATTCTATGAAATAATAACATATCTGGATGACTTGAATTTTCAAATAAATAAGACATATTTTTTATTTTTTCAATTTTATCAACAAATTTTAAATTAGCACCAGGTATCATATAAGACCAAAAAAATTGCCCATTTGGTTTTATTATTCCATAAAAATCATATGTTGCAACAAATATTTTTTTATTATTATCTAATACATTAATTTCATTATTAATATTATCAAATTTAAGTTTATATTTTTTTTTAATATTAAGTATTTTAGTAATTAATTTAAATTTATTTTCTTTATTAATATTAATTTTTTTTAAAATATTAGGTACATTTGTATCTACCATTAAATTAATATATATTTTTAAATATTTAAAAATATTTAAAAATATTTAAAAATATTTAAAAATATTTAAAAATATTTAAAAATATTTAAAAATATATATTTTCTATACTAAATTATATATGCAATATCAAAAAGAAGATAATAAGATTATGTATGCAATAATTTTTGGTGTAATTTTTTTTATGTTTATTTTACCTGAAATGAATAAAAATAAGAATAAAAATAATTGTAACTGTCATGAAAATATGTCAGGATTGTTTGGTAATGCTATGGGTGCAATATCTTCGGTAGTTACACCACCTGGTAGATGTTCAAATAATTGTTGTAATGCAGCATTAAATGATATTCCACAATATGGAGTTATTAATGATGCTGTATGTCAAGGTAGAGGATGTGTATGTTTAACTGGAGATGAACAAGATAAACTTAGAAAAGGTGCATTAAAGGTAACTGATGTTTTTTAAAATATTAGGTACATTTGTATCTACCATTAAATTAATATATATTTTTAAATATTTAAAAATATTTTTAAATAATTTATATACTAAATTATATATGCAATATCAAAAAGAAGATAATAAGATTATGTATGCTATAATTTTTGGTGTAATTTTTTTTATGTTTATTTTACCTGAAATGAATAAATGTAAATGTAAACGTATAGCTAGTGAAAATATGTCATCTTTAATTAATCAAGAACCAGATACAATTAACAAATTAGATACTAATAAATGTTCAAACACTTGTTGTTTACATACTCAGTGGCCTGTTCAACATATACCACCAAACACAAATAGTCAGTATGTTGCAAGTAATCTTATGTGTAATGGTAATAATGGTAGTGGGTGTTTATGTGTAACTAAAGATGATAAAAATTATCTTGCACGTAGAGGTTTAAATACATAGATTATATGGAGTTAAATATTAATAACAACTTATTATAAAAATATGTTTAAAAAAAAATAATTTTATATCAATTAAATATATAAATGAATATATTAGTTGAAAAAAAAAAAGAATTTACAATTAGAATAATTAAAATTTTATCACCATTAATTTATGAAGGACTAACATCAATATATAATAAAGCTAAAGAAAATTCAATTGGAGATAATGTTTTAAAATTATTTCAATCTTTTTTAAAAAGAGTTCCAAAATGGGATAATGACCTATTATTATTAGAAGTTAATAGAATTAAAACAAGTTCAAAAGATTTTGAATTTATAAATGATCTTCTTCGTGCTTGTTTAAAAGCAAACTTATATATAATGGTATTTTCTCCTTATCAAAAAAGTTATCCTAAAATAAATCAAGAACATTATAATAATATTGATTTTAATAAATTTATTCATACTGTATATATTGAATGTGCTAGAGAAATTTGGAATAATCCATATTTATTTTATCATATTTATCCAAATATTGAAATTAAAAGAAATCAACGAGATACACTTGAATTAATTAAAAATTGTATAGAAGAAACTATTAGAAAAACATTACCATTAAAATATATTTTAGAGTTATATTTAGGCGATGATATGATTGAAGATATACCAAATAATGATTTTAATAGTACTATTACTGAGGTTGAAGTAAAAAATTTAAAAACATTATTAAAAAAAGAATTAAACGAACCAGTATATAATAATCATAAATCTGAAGAAACTATTAATAATGTATCTGAAAAACAATTAACTAATAATAAAAAATCATCTGAAGCAAATTCTAATTTTTTAATTAAAGAACCTACACTAACACACCAAACTGAAATAAAAGAACCTATTATACCTACACAAAATAAACAAGAATTAGAAATGAAAGGTGGTACATATAATAGTAATATTAATTCTAATTTAAATACCACCTCTACACAAAATGTTAATAAAAAAATTTTAAATATATTAAATAATAAAGATTTAGATTTATATGATAAAACATCTGAAAATAAAATGAAACAAATTAATGTATCAGAAACAAGTTCTGAAAAATTAAATTATTATACTAACATGGATTCAAATTTAAAAAAAATATTAAAAAATGATCTTGTAGAAAGTGAATCAGAATCTGTTGCAGGTTCTCATAAACAAAATAATAAAACATATCAAGAAGTGTTTTCTAATTCAACTAATATTAATGAAGAAAAAAGTAAAAATAAATTTTTTAACAATTATTTACAATTTTAAGTATTTTTAATTACTGTGACAGACGGTGAAACCATATCTAACATTGCAAAAGCAATAGATGCAATTGATGCAACCATTATAATTTCTTTAGTTTCAATTGGTTGATTTGGAATATATCTTACAGAAACAAGTATAATAAAACCCATTAAAATATATTTAATCATTCTTTTACATTTTTTTAAAACATTATATTGATCCATATTGGAACTATCCATATTGGATCTATCTATATTGGATCTATCTATATTGGAACTATCTATATTGGAACTATCTATATTGGAACTATCCATATTGGATCTATCTATATTGGATCTATCTATAGTAGATTTTTTTATATTATAATTTGACATTATTAATTTAAAGTAGAAATTATTTCTTAATTATAATAATGAAAAAAATTATATATTTTATGGCTGGAACTTTTATTTTAATTTATATGCTACAATTATTAGATACAAAATATAAAAATAAATCATATAAATATAATATTTTTAATAAAACAAAAATACCATTACTTGCTGCTGCAATAGTTGGTTTAACTACACAATACATATGCGAACCTAAAAAATTATCAACAGTAACACAAGATATATTTACTGAAATTCCTAATTTTTAAAATTAATATATATTAATATATAATGTGTACAAAAAATATAAAATTTGGTCAATCTCAATTAAGATTAAAAAAATTTAATGTAAAAGAAATGGTTGATCATGCAACAGTAGCTATGATTGCTAAAAGAGCTTCTGGTAAATCATATTTAACTAGAGAACTATTATATCATAAAAAAGATATTCCAACAGCAGTTGTTATTAGTAGAACTGAAAAATTAAATAGATTTTATGGTGAATTTATACCAGATTCTTATATTTTTGATGATTTTGATTCAAGTATTCTAAGTAAAATTTATCAAAGACAATCTAAACTTAATGAAGATAATATTGAAAGAAAAAAAGAAGGAAAAAAAGAAAAAGATGATAGAATCATTCTTATTATGGATGATTGTATGTCATCTAAAGGATCATGGGTAAAAGATGAAACTGTTTTAGAACTATTTTTTAATGGAAGACATCATAGAGTATCATTTATTCTTACAATGCAATTTTCATTAGGTATTCCACCAGAAATGAGAAGTAATTTTGATTACATATTTCTTTTAGCTGAAGATTTTATATCTAATCAAAAAAGATTATATGATCACTATGCCGGTATGTTTCCTTCATTTGATATATTTAAACAAGTTTTTGCTGAAATTACACAACATTATGGTATTATGGTAATTAATAATAGAATACATAGTACAGATATTACTGAAAAAGTTTTTTGGTATAAAGCTAAACAAGTGCCAACTTTTACACTTGGTTGTAGTAAATATTTAAAGTTTCATAAAAAATATTATGATTCAGAATGGAATAAACGATTACCACTATTTGATCCATCTGAAATTTTAGCTAAAAAAAGAAATAATTATAGAATTAATATTAAAAAAGTTAAAGAATAAACTATACATCTTATGTTAGTTTGCTTTTATTTTGTGTCATTTTTTCTAATTTTTTTTCTAATTTAACCTCTTTCTTTTTTAATTCATCTGTTTTATCTTCAAATTCTTTAATTGTTTTTTCAAGATTTTTTAGTTTATTATTTAACATACTAGTATTATTAGTATCTGCAGATTCTAATAATTGTTGTTGTACTTCATTAATTGTATTATTAGAATTTTCAATTTGACTTTCTAAACTTTTTCTTATATTCTCAACTTTTCTTTTTTCTTCAAAAACTTTAGCCTTATTTTGATTTTCTACATATCCTTTCATTAAATTATTTAATTCTTCTTGAACATATTCTGCAGAACCTGCTTTTTCGGATGTTGGATTTGGATCATATGGTAGCCATTTACCTACCTCACCTACAAACACATTAAAATATTCATCAATTGATTGAAGATTTTTAGCATGTTCAGATGCTTCCTCCATAGTAGAAAATACACCTCTAACTTTAATACCGGTTAATGTAGTTTTATTATCTTTATCACTTAAAAAACTTAAACAAACATAATTTTGATCTTTTGGATTACTTTTATCTTCTATTAGATAATCTAGACTTGACATTATAATTTATACTTGTTTTTCTTTAAATTATTTTATTTAAATTAATTTTACATTTAATTTGTAGTAATATCTGTAGAAACAAAAGCATCGCTTGTTTCATCATATTTAGAAACAAAAGCATTGCTTGTTATATTTGTACTTGAAAAACCTTTGATACCAGTCTTCTCAAAATTATTGTAAGTATCTATTGCAGGAAAATCAAAACGATATATATTATGTCTATCATCTATACTTATAATATTTGTTTTTTTTAGTGGATTTGATAATGTTGGGTCACTCGTTCTGTTATATAATTCAAAACGAGCTCCAGGTATTCTACCTGCTAAGTTATTATATTTTCCTCCAAACATATTATATAAAACAATAGATTGAATTTCATATATATCAAATGCAGAAGTTAATGGAATATATAGATGTATATACTTATTGGTGGGGTGTACTGAATTTGCTTCAGTATGATGCTCTTCATCTACTGCGTTAGAAGCATAATATTTTTTATCACCATCAATTGCAAAATTTGCAGCTACTAATTTACCTGAATCATCCTCATAACAAAACTCTACTTTATTACTTAATGGAAATCCGTCTTGCGATACTAATTTAGATTGGTTTGTTTTTGAAGGTAGTATATTTTTACCATCTATCCATAATTGAATTTCTCTTACATTTGGACCAAATCGTGTGTGTAGTTTTCGTAATAAAATTGTGTCAAATTTTACGGGACCCGATGCTGATTCAGCTTCTGTTAAGGATACTAACGTCTGGTGTAATTTTGGGTTGTGGTTGTACTGGTAAGTAATTTTGGATGGTGCGGATGTAGTTGGTGTAGTTGCGGGTGGTGCGGATGTAGTTGGTGTAGTTGGTGTAGTTGCGGGTGGTGCGGATGGTGCGGATGTAGTTGCGGGTGGTGCGGATGGTGCGGATGTAGTTGCGGGTGGTGCGGATGGTGCGGATGTAGTTGCGGGTGGTGCGGATGGTGCGGATGTAGTTGCGGGTGGTGCGGATGTAGTTGCGGGTGGTGCAGATGGTGCGGATGTAGTTGCGGGTGGTGCGGATGTAGTTGCGGGTGGTGCAGTTATTTCACTTAAAGGTAATATATACTCATCATTACTATTATACTCATCATTACTATTATACTCATCATTACTATTATACTCATCATACTCATCATTACTATCATCAACTATTGGTACATCAGTTGTTGTTGTATCAGTTGTTGTTGCATCTGTTGTTGCATCAGTTGTTGTTGCATAGGTTGTTGTATCAGTTGTTGTTGCATCTGTTGTTGCATCAGTTGTTGTTGTATCAGTTGTTGTTGCATCTGTTGTTGTATCAGTTGTTGTTGCATCATTTGTTGCATCATTTGTTGCATCATTTGTTGTTGCATCATTTGTTGTTGCATCATTTGTTGTTGCATCATTTGTTGCATCATTTGTTGCATCATTTGTTGTTGCATCATTTGTTGTTGCATCATTTGTTGCATCATTTGTTATTACATTATCTTCTTCTTCTTCCGATTTATGAAAAAAGATAAAATAAATAATTATAAATATACCAACAGCAAAAATAAATATACCAAAAACTTTTTTAGCACTCATATATATTATATATATACTATGATAATAATTTTTTACATATTTTAATAATAAAAAAAATTATACTTTATTTAGTTAATTTTAATAATGAAACACTTAATAATAACTATACGATATATTTTTAAAAGAGCTAAACCATTAATTATACTCTTCATTAATATTATACTCATCATACTCTTCATTAATATTATACTCATTAACTATTTGTACATTAGTGGTTGTTGCTGTTGTTGTTGCTGCTAACTTATTAACAACATCAGAATCATTATAATTATCATCATCATATGTTGTTGATGCTGCTGTTTATTCTTCTTTATAAGTTGTTGTATTTTTATTTATTAGTGGTATAAGAACAAAAATAAAAATATTTTACCTAATTCATAACGTACATTAATTGAAGGTTTAGAAAAATTCATATATATATATTATAATGATGAAATAAATTCCCATTTTATTTTTTTACATATTTTTTCCCAAACTTCTTCTTGTTCTTTTAAGTTTTTAGTTGATTTTAATAATGGAAAACTTGATAATAAATGGTCTAACTCTAATAATTGACAAAATTTATGTAAAACATATGAATATGATAAAAAGTTTTTTCTATTTTTAGGTTTATAAATTTCCCATGGTTCTTGAATTTTTATAAACATATCAATAAATATCATTTCCGTATGTCTATCAACCATTGGGGGTGATAATCCTGTTAATTTATTTATTATATATGGAATATGCTCATATAAATTATTATATCCCAATTTTTTTAATATTTGTTTTAATTTATTTCTATCTAAACTACGTAAATCTTTTATTCTATTTTTATTAATTTCATTAATAACTTCAATAAATATACTTTCTGTAATTTCAGTTGTTTCTTTTGCTTGGAAATGACTAATCCATTCTTTAAAATGATTAATTCGTTTATAAGGTGAATACTCTTTTATCTGGCGATCTTCATCTAAAATAATTTCTTCACTATCACCACATGTTGGACATACATAACTTGATTCTCCCATATCTAAAATTTTTTCAATATCACAATCATTACAATACTTTATTCTATTTGTACCATCGTCTTTTATTATACGTGTTCCCTCTACACATTGACAATATTTATCAAATAATCTTGTTCTTGATTCTGTATCATCTTCTTTAATAACTTTTTTTTTACTAAAATAATCTAATATATTTTTAGTTTCATAAAATTGATTCTTATTATCATCTCTTAATTTATAATAATCAAAAATAATATATCCTGTTTTATCATAATAATCTAATTCTTGAATATTATCATTAATATTATATATTTCTTCTTCTAATTCTTCAATTTTATCTAAAATACTTGCTTTACGTTCATAAAAAATATCAATATTTTGACCTTTTTTTAAATTTAAAAGATCTAATTCTATTTTAAGTTTTTCAATTTCTTCTTTTTTTGAAGGTATTTTATATTTATTATTTCTAAAAGATTGAGATATTTCTTTATGTTTTTTATCTAAAGTGGTTGAGTCTCTTACTTCTATTTTTTTATTTTTTTCCTTCTTTATTTTAAAATTAGACATTACTATTTATATTAAAATTACTTTAAATAGATTGAAAATATATATATTAAACGCAAAATAATAGGTTTAATAATCATAAACTTTTTATCTAAAAATAATAGGTTTTATAGTTTAAAGTATATAAAAATATATAAAAAATTTTAAAAAAACGCTTTTTTAAATTTTTAAAAAAATATATTAAGAAATTTCAAAATTTTTAAAAAATATATAAATTTTTTTTTCTTATATAAGTTATATAATAATATGGGAGGTGGTTTAATGCAACTCGTAGCTTATGGTGCTCAAGATGTATATCTTACTGGGCAACCACAAATTACTTACTTTAAAGTAGTATATAGAAGACACACAAACTTTTCTGTAGAACCAATTCAACAAACTTTTCAAGGTAATGCTGAATTTGGTAGAACTATTACCTGCAACATTAATAGAAATGGTGATTTAATTACTAATATGTACCTTGTTTCTAAAATTGATAGAAGTGCACGTTCTAATTGGGGATGGGTTAGCAAACTTGGTTATGCAATGATTGAATCTTGTAAAATTGAGGTTGGTGGATCTAAAATTGATGAACAATATGGTGACTGGCTTAATGTATGGAACGAATTAACTAGAAATATATCTCATGATCGTGCAAACAATGCAATGATTGGTAATGTAAGCGAATTAACCAGTTTATCTGCTGATGCTGGATCTGAAGAATATACAATGTATGTTCCACTTAAATTTTGGTTTAATAGAAATAATGGTTTAGCACTTCCACTAATTGCTCTACAATATCACGATGTACGTATTACTCTTAAACTTAGAGAAGCATCTGACCTAATTAATTACTCTGGTACTACTGCACCAAGTGATGTAAATAATAGCTTAATGAAAGATTCTTATTTACTAATTGACTATATTTATCTTGATGCTGAAGAAAGAAAAAGATTTGCACAAGCTGCTCATGAATATTTAATTGAACAAGTACAATTTACTGGTGATGAAACATGGAATGGATCAAATGCTAAATATAGACTTAACTTTAATCATCCTTCTAAATACCTTGTATGGAATACTTGCTCCACCAAATATACTGAAAAAGGAAGTTGGTTAGATTGGGCTGTTGATGGCAACTGGGAAGCTGCAAAAGAAAGATTTGCTAAAAAACTATGGCTTGCAACCAGAGCTACAATTGGTGGTACAACTGGTTCATACAGTATTTCATTTAATGATTCAACTCTTGAAATTGGAGATGTTGCTGAAACTGCAAGTGGTTTAAGTAGTGTTGTTTCTGCTATTGTTAACAAAATTGATGCACAACTTTTATTTAAAGGTGAATCTTCAAGCTCTGATGCTAATCTTGAAAATGTTGTTATTCTAAGAAATAATATAACTATGGAAGATATGGCTAACATGTTATCTGTTTTTACTAATTCAACTTCTGGTATTTCTTCATCTGGTGTAAGTTTACTTTCTGATAACAGTTTATCAGTAAGAGATTACTTTAATTACTCTATTAATCCTAATTACACTGGTAATCCTGTTGTTAAAGCTAAATTACAACTTAATGGTCATGATCGTTTTACTGAAAGAGATGGTAACTACTTTAACTATGTACAACCATATCAACACTTTACTTTTACTCCGGCTGATGGTATTAACACATACTCATTTGCACTTAAACCAGAAGACCATCAACCATCCGGTACTTGCAACTTTTCCAGAATTGATAACACTACCCTTAACCTTACATTAGATAGCACTCTAGAAGGTGTTGTTAAAATTTACTGTGTCAATTACAACGTATTTAGAGTAATGAGTGGTATGGGAGGACTTGCTTATAGCAATTAAAATTTAATAATATATTTACCTTATAACAGTATTAAAAATAAAATTATTTGTTTATTGCAATTATTTTACTAATATTTTATCATATTATGTATACAAATATGATAAAATATATATTAATTATTTTAATAATTATAATAATATCTAATTCAAATTGTAAAAAAACTGAACCATTTAAAACTATTTGTAATTCACAATTAAATGATATAGAATTTTTAGAACATATGATTGAACATCATCAAGTAGCTATTGATATTAGTAAGATATTACAAAAAAAAACAAGATGGGATCAGTTACAAAAAGTGCTTAGAGAATTAATATGGACCCAAACAACTGAAATTACATTAATGAAAATATGGTTAAAAAGCTTACCTGAAAGAATTTCAGATTCAAAAAAAACATTGAATAGAGAATATATATCAACCTATTCAGATTTTATAAAACCAAATAAACTTGGACTAACTAATGTATATTGTGATCCATTATTTTTTGATCCAAAGAAACATATGAAACACTTACATCATGTTACTGATAAATCATATATTGATCATATGATACCTCATCATATGGTAGCAGTTGATATGAGTAAAGTTTTACTAAAAAATACAAAGAATGATTTAATGATAGGATTTGCTTATAGAATAATTAAAGCACAACAAAGTGAAATAATAATGTTGGAAAATCTAAAAAAAACATTATATAAACATCATAGCAATCTAATATAAAATAAAAAATTGATATTTATTAATTAAATTTTATATACATATTATTTTTATGTTGTTTATAGAAGCAAAAAAAGCTATTGAAAAATCAATAGATACTACAAATGATCTTAAAAAACATAATATTCCAAATGAAACAATTTTAAAAATTATTAGTAATGAAAATACTAACCCCGAAATTGATAAGTGTATATTAGATGATTCTATATTATTTAAAAAAGTAATGGAATATCATATTAATTATTTTGAAAATAAATCAGCATATAACGAATTTAATAAAATATTAAACAATTTAACTCAAGATTTTATAAACAAAAATAATAATATTAAGAGAAAAAATATAATTTATGCTCATTCAGTTATTTTTAATTTTTTTAAAGATAATTATATTTATAATGAGTTGTATAAAATTAATAAAAATGAAATAGTTATACCACACGAAAAACCATCAAACTTATTATCAACATATGTTCCTAGAATAAATCAAAAAGAAGCATGTGATATATTAAAAAAATATGGTCTTCAAACTGGTATTCATTGTCAAGCTACAGGTTGTGGTAAATCATTTATTATTATACAATATATTGATTATGTATTTAAAAACTATAAAGAAAATTCAAAAATAATTCTATTTACATAAAGAGTTAACATATTACGAGATATGTTTGGATTTACTAAAAATAATAGTGAACCTGATAAACAAATAATTCAACATTAGAAAAATATTGGTGTTGGTGATTTAACACATTTTAAAATTATTAATTGTGTTACAAAAAAAGATAGAAATTGGTATAAACAATTAAACAAGTTTGGTCCTATGTTGATTGTTATTAATAGAGCTTATTTAACATCAAGTAAATATTCAACTATTAATAATTTATCATTAATTTTACATGATGAATGTCATAATACAACCAGAGCTACAATTGGTGGTACAAGTGGTTCATAAAGTATTTCATTTAGTGATTCAACTCTTGAAATTGGAGATGTTGCTGAAACTGTAAGTGGTTTAAGTAGTGTTGTTTCTGCTATTGTTAACAAAATTGATGTACAACTTTTATTTAAAGGTGAATCTTCAAGCTCTGATGCTAATCTTGAAAATGTTGTCATTCTAAGAAATAATATAACTATGGAAGATATGGCTAACATGTTATCTGTTTTCACTAATTCAACTTCTGGTATTTCTTCATCTGGTGTAAGTTTACTTTCTGATAACAGTGTAGTGATAACATTACATTTATAGATAATAATAACTTAAATTATTGTAAAGAAAATTTAAAAATAATAGATGATAATATTATTTATTATAATATGGATATTTATAGAGTTTTAAAAAAAATAAATGGTCATACTAATAATTTAGGAAAATCTGCGGGTATTATGAAAAACTCAATATTTAAAACTATTAATATTAGTTCTCAAGAAATAATATATTTTATGGAATGTAATAATGAATATACTATAATTTCTAAAGATTCTATTGAAAAAATACAAACTTTTAATAATAAACATATGACATGGTATAAATTAGCAAATGGTTATATTGGATCTCATGCTATTATTAATAACAATGATACAATATTATATCTACATCAACATCTTATGGATTACTATGGTAATGGGCTAGATAAAAATGCAAAACAATTGACCATATTAATAGAGATAAACTGGATAATAGACTATCTAACTTAAGATTAGCAACTCAAAGCGAACAAAATATGAATACTGATAAAAGGAAAAGAAAAAAAGACGCTAAGGAATTACCTGATGGTTTAACTCAAGATATGTTGCCAAAATATGTTGTTTATTATAATGAGTGTTATAACAAAGAAAAAGAACTATATAGAAATTTCTTCAAGATTGAAAAACATCCAAAATACGAAGGTACTGTATGTAGCTCA